TACGGGATTTGGAGAGGGATCGGGCGATGTATGCCATACAAAGAATCGCACCCGATAACCGCACCCTCCAAATTAACGATTCATCAATCCACACTATGAGAACAGCCTTACTGGAAAGACTGTTTTATTGTAAAGTGGATGAAATATACGTTGAACCTCCTCAACCCAGTATGACTACTGTGTTTGAATCCTTGCACACGTTTCGTTCTAAAGTGCTACGCTCATACGGACCCCGCCCTTCCCCAGTTTCCCCTGAACAATTTGTTGAGATGTATAAGGGAAGGAAACGAGCCGTGTATGAGTTAGCATCTGAAAATTTCCATTTATATGGTGTGTGTAAGCAAGACGCAGTTAGTTCAATGTTTGTTAAGCTCGAAAAGGTTAAACGAGCTAGTGCCCCTCGGAATATTAATCCGCGCACTCCTGTTTACAATTTGGCTCTAGGCCGGTATTTGAAACCAGTAGAGCACAAGTTGTACCGGGCGATCCAGAGGGGCGTTGGGAGTAGTTCTCCCATCGTTATGAAAGGCTTTAATGTCGAGGAAGTGGCTTTTCATATGCGAGAAAAGTGGGATCATTTTGATGACCCTGTTGGAGTAGGCTTGGATGCCACGAAATTTGATATGCACGTATCATCATCCATGCTTGCATGGGAGCATAGTATTTATATAGCTCTCTTTACTAACAGCCCAGAGTTGAAGAAGTTGTTATCTTGGCAAATCAACAATGTTGGACGCGGCTTTGCCGCAGATGGAAAGTTGAAATTTAAAATTAGAGGCCGTAGGTTCAGTGGGGATATGAACACAGCACTTGGGAATTGTCTCATTATGTGCGCTATGGTTGATAGTTGGTCAAGGAAACAAAAAGTACACGTTGAATTCGTTAATAACGGAGACGACGTTGTTGCCTTTATGGAGCGCGATGATGTGGTAACATTTAACCGCGGCCTTAAGGAATTCTTCATGGAGTTGGGGTTCAGAATGAAAGTGGAAGCACCTGTCGATGTATTTGAATTAGTCGAATTTTGCCAGATGCAACCAGTGTTTAATGGCACGATATGGAAGATGGTGAGAAATTTTCACACCAGTAGGGAGAAGGATAGTATTTCACTCCTCAATATAGCAGACAGCAGTACCTATCATAAATGGATGGGGTCTGTTGGTGAATGCGGG